TGTTGACGTTTGCTTGCAGGCGCTCGCGCGCTTCGTCGCTCAATGGTTTGAAGTCGGCGTAATCAAGTTTGTTGTCGCCAGCGGCGATGGCGTTGACGCGCAGCCCTTGGTTGCGGAGGTATTCGCTCTGGTCGAGCAAGGCGATATAAACGCCCACACTGCCCACCTCGGCGCTCTGACTTAGCAACACACTGTCTGCCTGGCTGGCTATCCAGTAGGCCGCACTTGCAGCGGTGCCTTCGGTGTATGCAACCAATGGCTTTTCAACGCGGCGCATTTTGGCTGCTAGCTCTGGCAAACCCGTGATGGTGCCGCCAGGGCTGTCAATGTGTAGCAAGATGGCGCTGACATTTGGGTTGGCGTCTGCCTCGGCCAATTGGGTGGCAATGTCGTCGTAATCGGTCATCCCAAAAATCAGCTCCCAATCGGTAAGCATCTTGCCCAGGGGGCCGTGGATGTGAATGATGGCAATGCCGTCGACCTCTTCTGGCGTTGGTGGCTCGTATGGCCCGCCGTCTTCCTCGTTGTGTTGATACGCTTCAGCGGCAGCAACAAGCGTGCTGTGAAATTCTGGGCGAATGGCCCAAGGCTCATGTGCCAACTTATGCGTCAGGTTCGCTCTCATTATTAAAAACAGGGTTAGGGGTGCGCTGGCTCAATAAGTGCAATGCGGTTTCCATTGAGACGCTGTATTCATCAGCCAGGCGCTTGGCGCGGCTCAACAAATCGCTTGCTTCGCGCTCTACCTGGTCGCGCATCTCTTGCCAATCGTGGCCGCGTTCGCCAGCATCCTCGCGCATGGTGCGCAGGCCCATCTTGATTGCGTCTTGGTTGGCCCGTGCTTCGCGGCCAAGGTCGACGGTGATTTTCTTGGGCGCCTGCCAGTTGACTCGCCACCAGTTTTCACTGGGCGGCAGGTCGCCGCGTTTGATTCCGCGCGCAATAACCCATCCCCAAACGCGATTGCAAAAGCGGGAAGTAAGGAGGTCTTGGCGTTCCTCGAATCGGCGGGCGGCTTTTTCTAAAATGAACCTAGAGGCGGTTCCTTGCTTTGAGGGTTCCACCACGAACTCGTATGGCACACCAAGACCAAGAGCGACGTCACGAATCAGGTATTCGAGAAAGCCTGCAAACGCGGGCGATGGCTTGTTGCTGGCAAATGACTGGATGCTTTCCCCGATTTTCAGCCTCGGCACCATGCCGGGTTGGAATGTGTCCCAAGGCACTGTTCCTGTGTCGGCGGCAGCATAACCGTCTTCGATGAGACTTGTGCCATCGTCAGCAATACCGCCTTGGGTGGTGATGGCGAGCCCCACAGCGCTATTCATTTTTACGGCCACTTTCTCATATTCGAGGATGTCAACAGCATCTCGAATGTGGTCAATGGCGTGCGTTAGCGCTGAAACACCGCGCAGTTGCGCAACGCGGTCGGGGTCATAGACCAAAATGAAATTGTTGGCGCTTATCGAGCGGTAATCATCGCCATCCTTGACCGTGTAGGCAGTAGGGCGGCCAGCGGGTGAGACTTTCACGCCATCGTGGCCTTCGCCGTAATATTGCGGCCCCTCGCTCAAGATGTTGTGAGATTCGACAAGTTGCAGTTGCGGAAACGCGTCTTGGCGGCCAACCATTAGGAATCCAATGTCACCATCAACGTCCATTCGGATGGACGCTAGGCGTTGCATTTGCGCAAAATTAAATTGGCCCGCTACATCGCAAACTTTTGACCACTCGGCAAAATAGTCTTCGTATGCCTTGCTTGCCTCGCCTGCTTGGCTCTGCGGTTTGAGCCCAGTGCCTAGCGCGTAGCGGCTGACATCGTTGACCGCACCGCGCACCATGCCGTTGTTGGTATATAGCCAGCGCGCAAAACCCATAAGCCGCCGTCTAGCGCCACGGTTTAAGGTGTTAGAAATGTCGCTGACAATGTAGGGCAGGCTTGTGCGGAATCGGTTTGATTCCGTGCCGCGGTAATGGCTGGTGATGCTGGCGCGCTTTTTGGGCGCGGTCTCAATGGCGATGGGGCGCCCGTTGTGGTCGACTAGGCCGCTCATCTGCTAAAACGTGCAAAGGTCATGCGCACCGGCTTGGTGCCGGTCACTAGACCCTTTTCGATTAAAATGGGGGTGAGTTGTGCGGCAAGCTCGTCGGTGGGCATGACAAGCTCGCGGGTGCCGCTCTGGCTGGCGTTGGAAAACGAGACGGTAACAGAGCCAGACAATATGGCATCGGCGACCCTTTGTTGTAGGGTCGTCAACCATGAGTCAGACTGAAGTCGGAGAAATCCGCTTATATCACTCGCCATCTATATAGATGGGGCAAAGTGTCGCACCTGGCGTTAATCAGCGGTCGAAAATAGCTTGGCAATGGAGGCCGCCACCACTTGCATGAGCTCGCAATCCCATGCGTGGTTGGCTCGGAATGAAATCCAGCGCAGCGTTGTGCGGCCGTGCTTATCTAGCACCTCGCGCTTGCGTTCGCTATCAATCTGCTTGGCGTATTCGTCTGCCATTTCGCCAAGGTCGCAAACTTCCCAAGGGTGGCTTTTGCCGCTTTTTAGCAGTTGCAAAACGTCCTTGGTCGTAGGGTTTGACCATCTGAAAACTGGCGGCGCTGTGCGCCCTGTGGCGCTCACGCGTGTTGGTTTGCTGAACATGCGGCGCACGGTATGCCCGTTGATGTTGTGCGCGTAGTCAATGACGTCTTCACCTCTCATACCCATCCAGCCATAGCGCCCACACTCAGCCAGCACTCTGGCGCGCTGGTAGCCGACATCGAGGAAAGTTCGCTGTGGTGCCACATTGTATTCCTTGCGCATGGCCTCAATGTCATCAAATGACGTCAGTCGGCGAAAGGTTAGCAAGCGGCTGGCGCCTGTTTTTGACCATGAGCGGCACACCGCCCAGAACTCTTCGAGGTAGGCTTGGACGTCGACGGTCAAGAATCGGGTGGCCTCATCTTCCCATTCGGCGCCTGGCTCGTAGTCTTTTACAACCACCTTTTCAATGTCCACATGATTGGTTGCCTTCCATGGCTCAGCAAGGCGCAAGGTCACAAATTCGCGCAGCGGCTGAATGTAGCCGGCGGCGGCGTGCTGTTTGGCGCGCAAGAAATCAACCACTAGGTCGGCCCATGGCATCACTGAAGGCGGTAATGCCAATTGGTTGAACGAAAACGAGCGCACCCGTGGTGTTGGGTTGCCATTGCTGGCTTTGTAGCCGCCACGACTCATGGCCCGCCAATTGGCCTCGGTGTTGTCGTGCGAGTGCTCACAATGCGGGCAAACCATGCGCACCGTCTTGGCGACTTGCTCATAATCCCATAAGCCATTGGGTTTGGTGGTCTCGTTGGCGTCCCATCTGACGACCTCGTAAAACGCCGGCGCAAATAGCTCATTGCAACCAAGGCACACCAAATGCCAATGCTCGCAAGTGCCTGCTTGGAATGCCGCATCAAAATCGCTGCCTTCCTCTTCTGGCGTGCTGGATAGCCAGTGTTTGCGGTTCCAATAGCGGGTTGTGCGGGCGCGAGCTCTTGCCAGCATACCAGGCCGCCAAGCGCTCACCTCATCGCCAAATAGCCAACGGATTGACCACGAGCGCAAAAAGTTGTTGTTTGCGGCGCCTAGTTTGAGCGTGCAGGTGTTGAGAAAAAGCTCGGTGTTGGTCTTGCGGTGGCGGTCGCGTGGGAATTGCTCGCGGATTGGTGCGCAGGATTCCAGCATGGGCATGAGGCGTTCCTTGCTGAAGTCTTTGGCGGCATCTTCATCTTGCATGACCGTCATGGTTGGCCCTGGATGGTTGGCGATTGCCCAAGCGGTGGCCACCTGCATCGAGACAGTTTTGCCGGTTTGAGCGGCGCAATTTAGCACCACCTCCTCAATGGTAGGGTCAGCAAATGCGGCCAGCGGCTCAATTAGCCAAGGCGTTTCGCTTGCTCTGAATTGGTTACCATAAGGCGATTCGCGCAGGCGCACATGCTCAAGCGCCCAATCAGGGATAGTCGAGGCATCCTTCTCGGCAAATGCCACCTTGCAGCACTGCTCAATAATTCGCCGCATAATTGCTCAAGGCGTGCCGCACCTTGGTGTTGTATTGGGCAATGATTGGCTGCGCCTCGGTTGGCGTTAAGCCGGCCACAAGCGGCGGCAACTTGGCCTCTTGCTCATCCAGGTGTTTTGCGAACTCTTGGCAAATGGCCATGACGCCGGCCCTTACATCTTCGCGGTCCAATACCTTGCCGCGCATCCCCTCAAGCTCGACATCTAGCTTTTCAACTTGGCGGCGTATCTTCTCGACCTCGTGCCATTCCTTGGTCCCTGGCAGCGCCTGGTTGCCGGCCTCAATGGCGTTGGCTTCGCGTGCGTTTGTGATGTCTTCGAGGCGGTAAAGGTGCGCACCACGTTCGCCAGTCTCAGCCACTGGAACGCGCACCAAGAAGTTGCGCGCCTCGTGATAGCTCATGTCTAGCTTTTGGGCGACATCGCTGATACCAAGCAGCCTTTTGCTTTTGGAAGTCTTTGCGTTTGTTTGGTTTGATGTGGTGGTCATGCGATTACAGCGTGCTCGTGCGCGGAAACC